CGTGGTGTTCCATTCCTAGATGGTATATCTAGAGAAACAACCTTTCTGCCTGGCAACCAGCATTAGTGCTGGGGATCCATGGTAAGACGTTCATTAAGAGCTTTCGAATCTTCGGATTTTTCATCCTCAAGATTCTTAAGAACATTAATGAATTCTTTAAGAACGGCCGATTCGGACAGGACTATTGAAGTCACGGACCGCATTGAAAACACTCCCTTCGTAAGATTATACTTACTTAGGCCAGCTTCGAATAAGAAGCTGTCTGAGATTTCTGGGTCCCAGTAATTCATTAAGAATCCTGTAGCCTTATCGATTTGTTTGTTTAGAACAAGGACGATGGGGTGGTTCCAATTAAGAACCACACTCAGAGTTTCCCTTAGGAATGATTGCGTTGCTTGGTCAGCACGAGTCCCTTTAATCTTATCATTAACATACTTTCATAGTTTAGCATTAACTACGTAAGCCTGTTTCTGAAAAGAATAAAGATCCTTTTCAACTAAGTTTCTTTTTGCTCTCAAGTAGGCCAGATTAATGGCCACTTGTGGATCACCTACCTTAGTGATTCAAGCAGAAAGAGTATCGCCTAGGCGGTAAGGTTCCAGAGCACTTTTCAGTGCCGGAACCAAGTCCTCCCACACGATATTAGCCTGATTTTTGATCAGTCTAACAGAGTTGAACAATACATAGAGATTCACCATTGAGTTGGCCCTATTAATTATATAGGACTCTCCATGGAATTCTTTATGAATTGATCGGATTAGACCCGGGTGCCCACTTTCTGGAAGTGTTCATCCATGAGCAGCTTGATTGTCTAGGAAGTTAAGGAGTAATGGATAGCTTTTCCATACACTCATTAACCCAGAGATACTAAAACCGGTTACTTCCGTATCTAGACAAAACCATCTTTTCGCGAACTCAAATCCATGTTTAGAAACATGGGTTTTAGCCGGAGAATATGGCATATCTAGGGAGGTAATAAGTTTTAAGTACTCACTAGCAACAAGGTCTTGATCTATTCTCAAATCGTCACCTAGTAAGGCGTACCTCGAGAAGGCGGATCTTGGTTTAATCCCCAAGACACCCGCTCTTATCGCAGATACCTGAACTAGAACGTGATGAGTTAGTGCCATGAC